AGCGAGGGCTGCGCCACCTCCAGCTCCGAGCCGTTCTGGAGCGGCACCCGCGCACCCGGCTCGTAGAACTCCGCCATGATCGGCAGAGGGTCGAGCCCGGCGCGCGTGTATGTGACCGGGACGCCGAAGGTGTCGCGGCAGGCGACGTTCAGCAGATCGGCTAGATCGGGCCAGGACACGCCTCAGCCCTCGGACTCGGCGTCCTTGGACTTCTTCGGGCGCTTCTCCTCGACGACGGGCGCAGCCGGATGAGGATCATCCTCCACGATCACGTTGACGTGACCGCGGATGCTCTCCGCCAGATCGTCCGGAAGCAGCAGCCCATCGCCGTCGAGCAGGTAGTCGGACCCCTCGTAGCGGAGCGGCAGAGTCCCTGCCTTCGTCCGGCAGCGCTTCATCACGAACCCCCTAGCTGTTCGTGGCGTTCCGGAGCGTGTGGACCATCAGCATGTTGACGGTCGTCTCGCCCGCGCCGTTGCTGGTCGACGAGAGGGCGATCCCGACCTCCTTGGTCGTGTTCGTCTTGTTCACGACCTTGCCGCTGTCGTCCCAGTAGAGCGTGTCGCCGATCGCGACGGCGAGCGAGCCCGCCTTCTTGATCTGCACCACCCCCCGGACCCGGAGCTGCGCCCCGGCGCCGGCCGCCGGAGCCGCGGTCGTCGCGGCCACGTCCAGCTCGGCCACGCCGAACAGGTTGCCCACGAGGACGCCCTGGCCGGCGGGTACGGACGAACCCGTCGAGAACAGCACCTCGACCACGTTGGCCGTTGCCTGTCGCACGTTGTCGGACATGAGAACTCCTCCCAGTGGGGGGGACACGAGCCCCCCTTGGTGTTGGATCGAAGAGCGAACGTCCGACTACGAGCCGGAGCCCGTCACGGTCCCGCGGTAGTCGATCGCGCCGCAGCCGAAGTCGTGGACCGCCTTCACCTGCACGCCCTCGACCTCGAAGCCCTGCCGGACCTCGAAGCGCGGACCGAGGCCGTCCACCGTGCCGTAGATGAACGTCGGGACCTGGTCCGGCGAGGCGATCACGTAGTACCGCGTGCCGGACAGGTTCGCGTCGTACACCGGCTCGAGCATCCCCGCGAACGGGTTCACGGCCGACGCCTGCGTCGGGTAGATCGACGCCAGCAGCGTCCGCGCCAGGATGTGCGACGTCGGCGACGTCAGCACGTACCGCGGCGAGACGTTGAGCTTGAGGCCGTCGATCGACGTCTGCGCCGCCATCAGCCCGAACGCCTCGTTGAGGCGATCGTTCGACAGCGCGCCACCCGAGTTGAGGTTCCCGTGGGCGGAGTTGTGGACGTCCACGCCGTCGGAGAGGTCCGGACCGAGGCCCGAGCCGGCGTTGATGCAGGTCACGTAGAACAGCGCGTTCTCGCGATCCACGATCCGGCGCGCCACCATCCCGCCGAAGTCCATGAAGGCGTTGACGTCGTCGTTGACGAGAACCTCCCACAGGATGTTGAGGATCCGGCCGTACTTGAAGGCCGTCACCGACTCGCTCGACTCGCCGATCGCCCCCTCGGTGATCTCGCCGCCCTCGCCCACCTGGAGCGTCAGCGGGAAGTCGCCGATCCGCACGAACTTGTGCGGGCGGTAGTCCCGGAACTGCCGGCGCTGCGCGATCGTGCGGTAGGACGCCGGCGCCGCCTCGTAGGCCGGCAGCAGCGTCTTGTTCAGCACGTTCGCCAGCACGCCCGGGAAGTCCGTCGTGCCCATCGCGAGCTTGACCACGTCGAGCGGAGCCCGCAGCGGGTCGAGCATCCGGCCGCGCGTCGCGCCGAGCTGCTCGAGCAGCGCGTAGGCGCACTCGGCGATCGTCGCGCGCTGCCAGCGCCGCGCCGGCTCCGGGCACTCCTGCCGCATCGCGCGCGCGGCCAGCGCCTCGGTGATCCGGGCGCTCTTCCAGCCGATCGAGTCGTAGTCGGTGCCGACCGAGAGCCGCCCGTCGATGTCGGGCGCCTTGTTCGCGGCCCGCTTCATCCCGTCGGCCTTCGCGACCGAGACCGTGGAGCCGAGCTTGATGTGGCGCTGCGCCCAGAGCTCGTCCTCCTCGAAGTGGATCATCAGCTCGCGGATGCGCGCCGCGCGACGGGCCTCCGCCTCCTTGAAGTCCGCGAGCTCGCGGTCCTCGGCCTTGTCGTCGACCGCCGACCCCACCTTGCGCGGCGTCTGCGGCGCGAGATCCAGCGAGTGGATCTCGGCGTCGAACTCGTCCTCGGTGATCTCGACGACCTCGTCGTTGCTGAGCAGTCGGACCTTCATCTTGGCCTCCGTGCGCTTGTTGGCGACTGCCTCAGCGCTGAGAGTGATGGTGCAGGGGAACTTCTCGACGTCTTCGGTCGAGAGGGACTTGGCACCGGGATCCGCACCGACCGGAACCATCGAAAGCTCGATGGGCTCCCAGTCGATCGCCATGAACTTCTTCACGCGGTCACCCTTCTCGGTGACCTCCTTCATCTGATGGACGATCGCGCCCATCGAGACGTTGCGGATGATCTTCGCCTTGACGTCGTTCCAGATCGGAGCGACGTCTTCACGCTCGCTGAAGCGGACGGTCGCCCTTCCGTTCCCGTCCTCGATCCACGCCTTCTCCACGACGCCGATCACGTCGGAGAGGCTCCACTGCGAATGCGAGTTCAGGAGCGGAGCGCCGTCCTTGAGACGACCCATTCGGATCGCCTTCGGGTCCATCGAGAACGCCAGCTCGTAGGTGCCATCGTCCCACGAGTAGCGATGGACCGAGGCCCCGGTGTACCAGAGCAGATCGACGGTCCGCGCCTCCTCGGACAGCGTCGACGGCTCTACGGAAGCCCGCAGGAAGTGCCTCGGCAGGCTCGCGACCTTCTTCATGCCTTCCTCCAGGTGCTGACCAGGTCCTGGCACGCCTCGCGGTAGAACGCCGACGCGAACTGCTGGAACTCCTGGTTCCGCAGCGCGATCTGCGGGTGCAGCGACGTGCCCCACTCCACCACGAAGTCGCACGAGTAGAGGTCGGAGGTGTGAGGCGCGTTCGCCTCGCGCCACGAGCGCGAGAGGTAGAAGAACCAGAACTCCGACACCGGCGGCCACTGGTGCGTCAGGTCTCCGTAGGCACGCCCACTCGCCCAGTGCGGAGTCACGATCTCGGCCGTTCCGCCGGGCTTCAGCACCCGATAGAGCTCGTTCGCGAAGTGGATCCGCTCCGGCGCCGTCAGGTGCTCGACGAAGTGGCTCGAGTAGACCTCGTCGACCGAGTCGTCGTCCCACTTCCACTGGCCGCGAAGATCCGTCACGAGGATGTCGGTCCGTCCGTAGTCGCGAACGTCGACGCCCTGGAACCCTTCCCTCGGATTCGGCCCGCAGCCGAGATCGAGACGAACGAGACTCACCAGATCACCCCCGTCGCAGGATCCATGTGGCCGACCCGAACGTCGCAGTCCACTGCGCACCGATACCCGAGCGGCCTCGCGTGCTCCCAGAAGAACAAGTCCTGGCTCCGCATCGGGTAGTCGTGCGTCTGGAACAGCGGCCTCGGCAGCCGCTCGTCTCGGAACATCGAGAGCCGGTAAAGGCCGAAGCCCATCCCGATCCCGCAGCACTCGACCAGCTCGCCGTTTACAGGAGGCTGCGGCCGGAAGTTCGGCACGGGATCCTTCGGATCGCCCCAGATCTGCGGCCAGCCGCCCTCACCCTTCTGGAAGTAGAGCCCAGAGATCGCGTGCAACTCGGGGTGCTTGTCCATGCGCGCGAGCAGCTTCAAGAGGCTGTTCGGTCGCGGCAGGTTGTCGTGCTCGACGAACAGCACATACTCCCAATCCGTGAGCGCCGGCTCGGCCAGGATGCCCTCGATCGCGTTGCTGTACGCCTCACCGACCTCCATGCCGATCGCGAGGATCTTCATGTTCGGGTTGTTCGGCGGCATCGACAGATTCCAGAGCGCGAGAGCCACCTTCGACGGGATCGACCCGCCGGCCGGCATCACCATCACGATCCGCTGACGCTTCCACGTCCCGCCCTCAAGCACACGAGAGCGGCCCTCGTCGAACTGGCCGTTGTGGAAGCCAGCGAAGTCCTGGACGATCAGACTCATGCAGCAGCCGGCTCCTCTTCCTCGTTCTCATCCATCTCGCCGTCTGGATCTTCCGGCGGATCCGGAGCAGGCTCGGGCGCCGGAGCAGGCGCCTGGACGCTCGTCAGCGTGATCCCGCGCCGCTCGAACTCGGCGCGCTCCCGCTCGATCTCGTCCAGCACCTTCGCGGGGTCGTCGCCCTCACGCCGGATTGTGTCGGTCCAGCTCCGCAGACCGCCCTGGATCGCCTCGATCATCGCCGGCACTTCCTTGGCCGGATCGAGCAGGCCGAACCGAGGCGGCGTGAACTTCGCCGGCACCACGAGGCCGGGACTCATCAGGAAGTCCCGCACGAACCGCTCCCAGATCGGCCGGCAGAGTTGCGGGATCACGAGCTGCCACTGGTCGGCCTCGACCGCGGCGCGGAACTGCACCAGGCCGCCACGGTGGCTCGTGTACGTCACCTCGGAGAGATCGCCGGTCAGCAGCTCGTACGGAATGCCGAGACCCGCGGCGACCGCGTGGAGCTCGACGCCGAAGAACTCCCGGTAGTCCCCGCTCGGCTTCGGGTCGAAGAACTCGACCGTCTCGCCGGGCTTCATGTAGTGGTAGGCGCCGGGGGAGAACTGCTCCTCGCGCCGGCCATCACTCGCCACCGTCGTCGGTCCGAGGCTCGCACCGGGGAGCGCAGCCGGCGTCGTGACCGCACCCACGGAGCACGCCGCGATGCGCTTTCGCATCAGCTCGGCGTCCGCGTACCCGTCGAGATCGTTGAGGCGCCGGATCACCGGGGCCAACTCGGTCACCCCGGTCAACTGCCCAGGTCGCTGCACCCGGTAGTAGTGGAGCATCTCCGAGGCCGGAACCCGCACGCTCTTCATCGTGCGCGACAGCATCGGACCGTTGTCGCCCGGGTGGATCGGGTAGATCCAGTACGCAACGGCGACGCCAGCGCGGTACTCGATCCCTTCGCGGATCTCTGACCCTTCGCCAAGCGTCTCGTTACGCGACGTGTCGAGGTGATCCGGCTCGAGCACCTGGAGTCGCAGCGGGACGTCGTTCGCGTCGACCTTCGACGAGAGCGGGACGAGTCGCACAAAGCACTCGCCAGACTCGACCCGCGCCGCCTCCGCGAGCGCCTGGATGCCGTAGAGGTCCGTCTTGCCGTTCAGGTCGCAGCGGTCGATCCACCGCTCCCAGCCATCGTTGACGCGCTCGTTGAGGCGCTTGTTCTTCCCGTCCGCCGCCGCCAGGATCCCCGTCCCGATCCGGTTCGTGACGAGGACCGAGATGCCCTTCGCCGCGTAGGCGTTGTTCCGGCGCATGTCCCGCGCGCGGTCGCGGAGCGTGATGCGGTCCTGGGAGATCTCCGCGTTCGCAGAAGTCCCCGTCCCGACGACCCAGTTCTGCTCGCGACGACCGCGCCGAGCGCCCTCGTAGGACAGCGCCTCGATCACGCGACGCGCCTCGAGCCGCTTCGCACCGCGAGCGGGCGAGAAGTACGCGATCAGGCGGTCCAGCCGCGAATCAGTCACGTCCATGGACCGCGTAGGTGCTGCGCCCGCTCGACGTCGAGGTGCCAGCCACCTCGGACTCCATCGCCGCGAGCGCCTTCAGCATCTCGTCGAGCGAGTGGTACGTGACCGTGCGCCCCTGCGAGGAAACGGTCCGAACACCGCGCGCGATCGCTGCCTTCAGGGCGTCGATGTCGGACTGCGTCCACGCCACCGCAACCTCCCCGAACTCACCTGAGCCAGCCTCGGGTCTCCCCGAGCCACGATTTCTCTGCCTGCGGCTGCGGCTTCGGTTTCGCAGCGACTTCGGGCGGCCTGCTAGAAGGAGGCTCCCGAAGCGCCTGCCACTCGGATGCGGCGCGGGCCTCGGCCTCGATCGAGAGTCCAAACGGCGCCGCCTGCGCGCCGACCAGCACCGCATACGCGCCGACCCGGCAGTCGAGCGGCTCGTTCGGAGCGCCCTTGCGCCGGAGCTCGAAAGTCCGGAACGGCCGGCCCTTCTGGTACTTCGTGACCGCGTGCTCGGAGGTCAGTCCCTCGAACCACCCGATCCCACGGTCCTGCGGGAAGTGGCAGTAACCGGGGCCGGAGTCGACGATCCCGAGACGCCCGAACACCTGCTCCTTCGCTGCGTCGGTGCCGATGATCCAGAGGTCGCGCGTCGCGCGCTGATGCTTCACCAGCGCCGGAGCCGTCCACACCGGCCTCCCGTGCGTCGCACGCCCGATCGTCGCGAACACGAACTGCGAACGACCGTCCGGAAGCGGCCTCACGAGCCGTGGCTTGCCCCACTCGTAAACGGTCTGGGTCGCGTAGCCGGCATCCACGCCACACACCCGCGGCCAGATCGGAAGCCCGCCCGGTAGGCGATACTCTTGCAGAAACACCTGATCGAGCTGCGCGAGGACGCTCGGGTCGCTCTTGACGTCTCCGAAAATCCGGTCGTAGCGAAGGCTCCAGCTCTCTTCGCCGGGCCCCCAGCCGACCACTTCGTACTCGATGCGAGCTGGCGAGCGCTGCACGTCCGCGAAGACCGTGATGACCGAGACGCCTTCAGGGACAATCGCGCCCGGCTTCACCTCCAC